CTATTGGATATGCTTATGTTAAATCAACATCATCATTTACGGTATTTCTTGGCTATCCGTCAAGTACCGTTGGTAATGCTGCCGCATTAAGTTGGGGTATAGATTTTTTAGTATTAGATTAATTTAAAGGAAAAAAAATGTCACAAGTTATCATTTTCTCAAACTCTAACGGTGGTGTATCTACTTGCATCCCCACAGGTGAAATCAGCATTGAAGCTGTACTTGCTAAAGACTGCCCTAAAGGTGCAATCATTGTTGAGCAATCAGCACTTCCAACCGCTAATGATTTCTATGACGCATGGGAACTCATTGACGGCAAGGTAGAAGTTAGCTTTGCCAAAGCCGTAGAGATTACTAAAGCCCGTTTACGCATGGAGCGTACCCCACTTCTAGCCGCACAAGATGTAGCGTTCCAAAGAGCGCAAGAATCAGGCGCAGACACTACTGCTATCGTTGCTGAGAAACAAAGACTGCGTGATATTACTAACATCACCGCTACAACCTTAGACGAATTACGGGCTTTGAAAGCAGAGGTGTAATATGGCTGTCACCATTAGCGGCTCAGGACAAGTACCAGTACAAATTGTTAGCACAACTTTAAATACACCATTTTCAACGGCTAGTACAAGTTTTACAGATTTAACTGGGTTGTCTGCAACGATTACACCAAGGTCTTCTTCTAACAAGATAATGATATTTGTTACTTCATTTCAATCAAATTCTAGTGCAAGTGGATTAACTACATATAATTTGGTTCGTGGTGCAACTAATATTTGCCAGCCGTCAACAACGCCTACATTTGCAGGAAGTGCTGCTTGTTTTATAGCGGCAGCGGATAATATTTTTCCTTTTAGTGTTAGTTTTTTAGATTCTCCAGCAACAACTTCAGCAACTACTTACAAAGTTCAATTAAAATCAAATGCTGGAACTGTTTATATTAATCAAAGGGTTACAGCAGATACGGCCGTGACTTCAACGATTACACTAATGGAGTTAGCATATGCTTGATTATTCGCTTATTCTTACAATTAACTATGTTGGTAAAGAATGGTCTTTAAGTGGTAATTCCTATGATGGTCTTACATGGCTATCAGATACACCAAAGCCAACGCAAGCAGAACTAGATGCTTTGTGGGAATCTACGCAAGCCACAGTAGCCGCACAAAAACAAGCCGCTATTGATATTAGGGCTTCTGCATTAGCTAAACTAGCCGCATTAGGTCTTACACAAGACGAAGTAAAAGCACTTGTAGGCTAGTATGGATGACGGTAAGATTGACCTTGTTCGCTATGGAGTTCTTTGGAACAAAGTTGAGAACTACGAACAAAAGTTTACATCAATGGAAAAAAAAATTGATGAAATGGAATCCGACCTTAAAAAGTTAGTTCTCATGGCTGAACGGTCAAAAGGCAGTCTTTGGGCGTTAATGGGCGTTGCTTCTGTTGTTGGTGGCACTATTTCAATTCTTACTGACTTTATCTTTATTAAAAAATGAACGAACAAATTGACGCATTGAAAGCGTAATAATACTTGACAGAATTGTAATTATGTGGCATCATTCCCTAGTACTTTTTAGGGGCTACAATGAACCAACAAGACATTGATTATCGACTTGAATTAACGAATAACTTTGAACGAGCAGTATTCTTAAAAGGCGATGAAGTCTACGCTAGAGAAGCAGCAAGGTATCAATGGGCATCGAAGAATCTTCTAGGTACTAAGGTTTTAGACATAGGATGTTCTAGTGGTTTTGGTGGACAGTTTCTACCTAAAGATGTAGACTACACCGGATTAGACTACGAAGCTAGAATTGTTGATGTTGCAAGGCAGCAAGGATGGGACTTTAAACACCAGTTCATCCACGCAGACATCAATGCAGTAGAGTTAGGGCAGTACGATACGATTATTGCTTTTGAAGTAATTGAGCACATGGACAACGGTTTAGAAGTCCTAGAGAGGCTCAAGAAGCACTGCAGACGGTTGTTGTTTACAACCCCGCACAACGAGCCTAAAGGCTACTGGGGTGAGCACCACAAACTGCACGGCTTAACTGAGAAGAATTTTAGTGGTGTTGAGTTTGAGTATACCAACGAGTTTGGACTCATTACCAACCACATGATTCCAGTCTCTGACAGCAACAAGTTTAACCTGCTGATGGGGAAGTGGAATAAAGAAAAAGTATTGTGTTCTGTTCCTACACGAGGACGTTACTTTACTACTTTACCGATGGTGCTGATGGCAATAGCAAATCAGACAAAGAAAGTAGATAAGTTAGTTATCTTTGATGATAACGATGAGCCACATGATGTACGACAAGAACCGATTTACCAGCATATCTTTTATGTCTTAAACACGAAAGGTATAAACTGGGAATGGAAGTTTGCAGGTAAGAAAGGTCAGCACCACATTCATCAGGCAGCAAACACGATGGGATATGATTGGGTCTGGCGATGCGATGATGATGCTGTACCAGAGTCTAACGTCTTAGAGACACTGTATAAACATACAGCAGATGGAATAGGTGCAGTAGGTGGAACAGTAATTAACCCACCAAATAAGCCTACATTCTTACCAGCTACAGGATTGTTAAAGAACATTCAAGTAGAGCCAAACATCCAGTGGGGATGGATAGCAGAACCGAAGCAAGTAGAGCATTTATATTCGACTTTCCTCTACAGAGCTGGTGTTGTTGATTATAACCTAGGACTATCTAGGGTAGCGCATAGAGAAGAAACACTGTTTAGCTACAGTCTACACGCTAAAGGTTACAAGTTGTTGGTGGTTCCTAATGCTGTAACATGGCATCTAAAGAACCCACAAGGCGGTATTCGTGACGGAGCAAAGCAGGAGATGTTTGACCGTGATGAGCAGATATTTAGAAACATTACGGGCTTTCAAGGAAAGACTATTGTTGTACTAAATAGTGGGTTGGGAGACCATATTGTATTTAGTAAGATTCTCCCTGATATAAAGAATCCTGAAGTATTTGGGTGTTATCCAGATGTCATGCCTTGTAGGTCTATTGCTGAAGCACAAGCATTGTTCGGCGATATAGACCAGTGGAATGTCTACAAGAAGATGGCTGAGTGGAACTGGACTGGTAGTTTAGAAGATGCTTACAGAAAGATGTATTTATGATTATCATACATCCTTTTGCAAAGCCTCTAAAGAACGGTAAAGTAAACCCAAAGAACTATCCGTACTGGAAGGAACTCATCAGTAAGATAAATGAGCCAATAGTGCAGGTAGGTGTTACAGGCGAAGAGCAATTAGTTGATGACTTTAGACAGAACTTGTCGATTAAAGAGTTAGAAGCACTGATTGCTGAGTGTAGAACATGGATAGCGGTTGATAGTTTCTTTCAACACCTAGCATGGAGAGCAGGAAAGAAGGGTATTGTGTTGTGGTCTGTATCTGACCCTAACATATTCGGACATCCTGAGAATATTAACTTATTAACAGACCGAGTAAATTTAGCCTCTAATCAGTTTTTATGGTGGGAATTTACTGAGTATGATGAAAACAAATTTGTTAAACCAGACGAAGTAATTAACCATTTATAAAGACATGAACGAAATCAACCCTGTAGAGTACGGTAAGTTAGTTAACTCCGTAGACAACTTAGAGCGTAAAGTAGATGCTATGGAAGTAGACATCAAGAAGCTAGTGGCTATGGCAGAACGCAGTAAAGGTTCTCTATGGGCTTTAATGGGTGTTGCCTCAGTTGCTGGTGCTTTCATCAGCTATATGACTGAACTCTTTTTTAAGAAGTAAACCATGAGACCACTATCGGTTGGTAGAAACTTAGTAGCAAATACCAAGACTACAGTCTTTACAACACCTACACGACAAGTGGGTCGTTGGTTGTTAGCACATATTAGCAATCATACAGGCAATAACAAAGCAGTAAGTATGTGGTGGTACGATAAGAGTGAAAACACTGAGGTTGTTGTTATTGACCAATACTCTTTAGACGCTAAAAAGACTTTACAGTTTGGTGGTGGTAATATTTATGTTGCATTAGAGG